CATCGAAGATTCCCAGAGTGCCTGGAAGCGTCCGCTTCCTTCTACCGCCAAGCGTAACGGCAAGGCGTAAGAGGTCCTACCAATGAGTCAAACTGCCTACGGTCTGCAGCAAACCCCCCAACCGGGCGTCCTTTTTGACATCTCGGAAGTGCAGGATCCTGTCACTTTCGTGAATCAAGACGGTACATGGAACATTCCTTTTGGCGTTATGGTCGCGCGGCAAGGTTCCCAGCAGAATCAATGCAAACTTCCGAGCAGCTCGACGGATGAAATGCTCGGGTTATCCATGCTGGCGCACGTGTACGATCCAAGTCCGAACGGGACGTTGAATCAGGTTAACTCGATAGGCGTGGCCCCCGGGCCTGGCGTGAAGCAAGCGCAGGGCCTTTCGATCCTTCGGCGCGGTCGCATCTGGGTCTTCGTTGAGACCGATGTGGCGATCGTGGCTGGTGCAAAGGCTTTCGTTCGCGTGACGCAGAATGGTGCGGGCAAGCTTCAGCTCGGCGCACTCCGCGCGGATGCGGATACGGCCAACGCAGTCGCGATCAAGGGTCGATTCTTTACAGCCTCGACGCTCATTCCAGCAACGGTCTTCCCCGGTCAATCCGCTGGCGCGCAATCTCCGAACTTCCCCGCAGTCGGTATTCCGGTGAACGCGGCAGTTCTCGAGTTCGACGCGGCCATCTTCTAAGAGGTAAGACAATGCAAAAGGCAATGCTTCAGAAAGTGCACCTCGACGCCAAAGGGTTAGCAGAGGTCATCATGCGGTCTGGGATCATCCACGACGCGGGTGAATCTGCATTTTTCTCCCGTCAGCTCGAGGAGATCCGCGGGCGCACGTACGATCTCAAGCTGATCGAGTTGAAGGCGCGCATGCTGATACCTGTCGACAACTCTGTTCCCTCGGGAGCCGACGCGGTCACTTACCGTCAGTACACCTCCTCAGGTTTGGCGAAGATCATCGCGTCTTATGCGGCGGATTTCCCCCGTGCAGACATCTACGGGAAAGAGTTCAGCGTCAAGCCGAAGGGCATCGGTGCCTCATATGGATACAATGTTCAGGAGATCCGTGCAGCCCAGATGACCGGTCTTCCTCTTGAGCAACGTCGAGCCAATGCGGCACGGCGCGCGGTTGAGGAAAAGATTGACTCAATAGCTCAAAAAGGCGATTCTGATTACGGTTTGACCGGTCTTCTGAATCAAGCTGCGGCTCTAGTCTTCACGGTGCCTGCGGGCATTTCCGGCTTCACCGATTGGGCGCGCAAGACTCCCTCTGAGATCCTCGCGGACATGAACGGTGCGACCAACAACGTCGTGATCCAGACCAAGGAAGTCGAGCATCCGGATACGATGCTGCTTCCCATTTCACAGTACACGCTGGTCGCGACGACCCCATGGTCTCCGACCAACGCCTCGAACGTGACGATCCTTGAGATGTTCCTTAAGAACACCCCTTGGATCAGCGAAGTCGAGCCTTGGTACGCTTTGACCGGTGCCGGCGTCGGACCCTCCGACCGCGGCATGGTCTACAAGCGGGATCCGGATCACCTTATGCTCGTGATTCCTCAAGAGTTTGAGCAGTTCCCTCCGCAACCTGAGGGGCTTGAGTTCAAGGTTCCTTGCCACGCGCGATGCGGCGGGGTGCAAGTGTTCTATCCTCTTTCGATCTGTTATTTCGACACGATTTAAACATTGAGTCGCGTTGGCTGCTGGCGGGAACTGACGCTTGAAAGCCCTCGGTTGAAACGCCGAGGGCTTTTGCGTGGTACAGTGATGATATGAGAAAATTCCTCCTTGTCCTTGCACTCCTGATACCCTGCGCCGCACTCGCTCAGACTCCGACCCTCACGACCGAGATCCTGGTAACGACCGGGACCGCAGTCTCCTTCCCTCGCGATAGTAAGGCATTTTCGGTCGAGATCTACAATCACGGTCCTAATGCAATCTGGTGCGCTCTGGTGAGCCAATCGGCCGCCATCTCTGGTAAGTCGAGGAAGATTGCGGCTGAAGGTACATGGGCGATGCCTGTCTCTCCGGTCGCTGCGATCTGGTGCATAGCGGATACGGCGAACCAAGTGACGGGCGCCGCGACCATCTTCACGCAGTTTCGATGAAACGCCTAGGGCTTTTGCGCATCTAAGCTAGTAGACTTGAAAAAGAAAGGCAGTAAACATGATCGTTGAAAACCGCACGCAGTTTGTGATCGTTTCCCCAATCGCCGATATCGAAGTCGATGGCAAGAAAAACTACCGGCGTCACTTCCGCTTCATGCCGGGCAACAATGAGATTGCTACTCAAGATTGGGAACAGGTTCGAGAGATCCTTTCAATTCAGTATTATCTCGAAGCCGGTGATTTCAAAGAGCTCGGAGGTAACTCCCTCGCGAAGCGCTCTGATAAAGAGGCGCTCGCGCTCGTATCCAATACGTACGATGTGGAATTGCTTAACAAATGGCGAGAGGATGATCTGCGCGATGGTGTGAAAAAGGCGATCATTAAACAGATCGCAAAGATCACATTTACGCCCGAGGAAATTAAGAAGGCAAAAGGGGAGTAAATGGCGATCACGTGGGCAAATGTTAAGGAGATCGCTCCGGGTGACGGTGCGATCCAGGCATTCGCGGATCCAGCGAGTGCGCTGGTCACGCTGGCTTATGCGCAACTCAACGCCAAGATGTGGACGCGAAACAATCCCACGGATACGGCTCTACTCGACTTGGGTGCGCGCTACCTCGCTGCACACATGTTCACGGTGGGCAATAAGAGCGGAGGCAGTGGTGGCCCTACGTCAACCGAGAAAGTCGGAGATGTGACCCGCGTTATGAACGTCATGCAAGAGGATCCCGCTTGGGATTCGACTCCCTATGGACGCTCGTTTAAACAGCTATTCCGTACTCTGAACATTGAGTCGCGTTGGCTGCTGGCGGGAACTCCGAACCTCTCGACCCCTCTACCGTTTGGCGGGCGCCGTTTCATTCCGTGAAAACCTCGGTCACGGTTGTCGATCGCGGATGGAAAACGCTGCTTCAAACCGCAAAGCAACTTTCCAAGCGATCTCCTTACGTCAAAGTCGGGGTGCTCGGGGGTCCTAAGAATCGTCGCCCGGGCGAGAATCTCACGAACGTGGAACTGGCGATTATCCATGAGTTCGGTGCTCCGCGCGCGAACATTCCTGAACGTAGTTTCATCCGCGCGCCTTGGCACGTGAAGCGCAAAGAGTACGTAGATCTTCTGCGCCTATTCTTGCAGGCGACCCTTACGCGAGGCGCGATGACCGTGCACAAGGCACTCTCATTGGTGGGAGAGCGAATCGCGGCAGATTTTAAGCAGAGCGCTCCCGGCACACCTCCGCCAAACGCACCGTCTACGCTCGCACGCAAACTCTCGAAGACACGCCCGGGTTCGGAGGGATCTCCGAAAACCCTCATGGACACAGGGCGCCTTATCGGAAGCATCTCGTATGAGGTTATCGATGCCTAAGGTCTGGTACACTATCTAGCTGAAGCTGAGAGACAAAATGAAGTCATCGACTCGTAAGCCTGGCTTTTTTGCTATGTGCCTATACTGCAAAAAGATCGAGCGCAAAAAGAAAATGCAAGAAAAGCACTGGATTTGCGACGAGTGCGCGGCGGCTCGAACGCCTAAGAAAAAAGAGGTGATGCCGTGGCCGGTGTGATGGACTTGAGCTCAGTGATCTCCGATCTCGCTTCGGGGACGACCTACGCGGTCACGCGCAGGGCACCGGCTACTTATGATGCAGATGGGCGCCTCGTGCCCGGGAGCACGACCGCTCTCGTGATCACCGCGAGCATCCAACCTCTCGAGGGTAGAGACCTCCTGCGCTTGCCCGAAGGTCTTCGCACCAAGGAGCTGCTGAAGATCTATTCTTCCACTCAGCTGTTCGTCCAGGGCGCTGGCCAGGACCCGGACACGGTCATTTATCAGGGGTTCCCCTACCAGGTCGAGACGGCCGAGCAGTGGGGAGAAAACGGTAACTTCTGGAAAATGATCGTACGCAAGGCGGATCGCTTGGCGCCCTAATTTAGGGTATTCTATTATCGAGGAGCAACACAATGAAGAAACTCAGCCTTTTAGCCGTTCTTTTCTCGTCTCTCGCATTCGGTCAGGGACTCACGTCAATCGATGAGTTCACTAATGCCGCACGCTTCCCTCAGCTTTCAGTCAAGAATGGGTTGAAATTGCTAGGCGGTGGATTGAAAGTTCCAACGACTGGACCAGCGGCACTCGCAGGCACCGCGACCCTAGTCGCCGGGACCGTGACCGTCTCGACGACCGCCGTGGCTGCTGGCTCTCTGATCTTGGTTTCTTACAATACGACTGCCGGTACGACCGGCGCTGTGCGCGCCCCTCAAGCATCAATCGTCGCCGGCACATCTTTCGTGATCAGCTCAACATCGGGCACGGATACTTCGACGGTAAACTGGTTTATCGCGAGTCAGTAAGAGGCGGCGATGCAGTTCGCCCCGATTGAAAATGCGATCCGTGCGTGGGTGAAAACCGCGACAGGGTTCGCCGACGCCCTCATATACTTCGACGACCAGAGCGGGCCACAGCCCGTATCTAACCCGTTCATCACGATCAAGATCGGCGGCGGGATCCGGTCTCTCGGCGCATATGACGAGTTTACGACCTCGACGAACCTCGCGAACCCTCCTGGGACCGAGATCACCCAGCTCATTTCTGGCCAGCGTGACTTGCTCGTGACTGTCACGATCTGGGGTGAAAATACGGTAACCTATGCACCCTCGGCACCGGGCTCGCTCCCTGGCACTGGAGGTTTAACGGCCGTTGAGGTCGCGACGAAGATTCAGACCGCGCTAGGTCTCGAGAGCGTGCGCGCAGCTTTAAACGCCGCGAACCTGTCGCCGTACGACATCGGAGAAGTGAGACGGATCGACGGGATCATTGAGACGTACTTCGAAGGGCGCGCGATCCTCGAGGTCCGCATGTACTCGGTTGACCAGCAGTCTGAAGCGAACGCCTACTTTAAAGAGGTTCAGGGAACAGGTACGCTGGTCGAGGATGGGCAGCCCAATCGCACCGCGCCCTTTGACATCATCGGGACATGA